TCATTAGCAGCATCAACATTAACAGTAATATTTGCCTTACCAGCATCTAAATCGTAACACTTCATTATGGAAAGGTTTTATATCCTAATTTAACTGTTATATTACCTGTTGTATTATCATTGGCCTCAACTCTAACCCTCATCCAATTACCTTTAATGCTATTCTTTTCAATGGTTATAATATCATCATCAATAGGAAAATAAACCCCCGTATCGTTACATGGATTACATATTACAAACCACTCAGAGGGAGGAGTTATGCACTTGCCTCCTGTAAAACCCTCCTCAATAAATAACTGAGGTGTACCATCTAATCCTGATGATGTTATTAGTAATTTCCATTGGCCCCTGTGATCAAAGTTGACCTCATTACTTATCTGTTGTACTGATGCATCAACATTATCTAAAAGAGTTACATTCCTCATCAGATTCCACTTGTAAAATCTAAATGAATACCATTAAAATCATCATCTAATATACTACTGAGAATAGGATTATCACAGATATACCATTGAATTATCTGATAATTGCTTATCCCTTGATTGTATGCAGCAATATCATTAAAGCTCATAGCCTTATTACTGTTCTCAGCATTAGGATCAACCATCCCTGATTGAGTATTTTTATAAGGTTGCTCCCTTGTATAATGAAAGTATATTAACTGGACCAACATTTGTTTAATACCCTCAGAGATATACAAACAATCACCATCATCAATTTCAAAAGGATTGAATATATCTGTATAAGGAGATGTTTGAGGTACTTGAGGAGTTGTAGCAGTTAAATCAGCATAGAATAATGCTTTTAAATCTGCTCCTAATAGCCTTACTAAATAATAAGGCTCATACTTTTCAATAAACAATTGTAGATCATCAAAACAGCTCTTATTGATCCTGTACTCTCCTATGTAATCAGATGTTTGAGTAATTGTTGCCATTATGCTAATTTAGCTTTACCCTCTTTAACCATTAACCGAGATTTAGCCTCACCCATCTTATAAAAGATACCATCAATAATAACCCCTCCATTGAATTTAGCCGGAGCAGCTTTTTTAGTTTCTTTAGCCTCGAATGATTGCTCTTTATTCTCAGGCTTTTCAGTAACAGCCTTTTTTGTTGTATTCTTTTTCTTTGCCATCTTAAAATAGATTTAATACAAAGGTATAAAAAAAAGTAGCTACTTAGCCTCGTTTCGGTAATGACGTTTCTCTCGTTAGTTCTTCAACTATTCCTACAAACCAGGTTGCTAACTACTTCTTAATGGATAACGCCCTCACCCCTTTGCAGGGGGCATGGCAATTTTATCCCCATAAAAACAAATGTATAAAAAAAGAGCCTCACATTACTGCAAGGCTCTTAATTATTTTCAGCTTAGTTACTCTTATGGAGTCTCTAATGCAGCTTTATCAGTAGTAATATCACCTGCGATGAATGACCCTCTATCGTTAGTTTTAACAACACAAGCTCCTCTCCACTCAGCTCTAACTGTTCTAAGGTTTTTAGTGAAATCATCACCATCTAAACCTACCTCAATAGATATTGATCCTTTATCATAAACAGTAGCAAGGTTAAACGCTCCAACTAAGTACTCATCTTGAGTAACTAATGTTGATTCAATTATACTTACATCATCTAATGATAATTGACCAGCAACCATTTGAAGTTGATCAATATAACGATCATCAGCGGAACCAACTTTTATCATTTTCAAAGCAGTTACATCAGATGGATTTAAAAGGATGAAGTTAGGCATATCTTGGTTAGCAATCTTAACCTGATTGATAGCAACTCTAAGTACATCTACTAAGTTTGCATTGTCAACAGTACCTGCAAAAGTACCAGCAGCAAAAGCAGTTGCAACAGTTCTAATACCATTAAGGTTTGGAGCTGTACCATTACCCTCATAAACTTGAGCCTCAACATCTTTAAGCAGCTCTCTCATCAACTCATTGTTGATTTCAGATGCCATAAAANNAATATCATCTACCATCTCATCAGATACTTTGATGAATGCAGTACGCTTAACAACAGTTTCAGATGCAACTACCAAATCAAAATCAATTTGATTCTTTAATGCTCCCTCATCAGTACCACCAGCAGCACCATCTTTGTTAGCTTGAGATACCCATGATATTACATTTGATTCAGCAGTACCACGAGAAACAATATCAAGTAATCTTACTTGTCGAGATGCTAATGCATTCATTCCAGGGATACGTTGCTCAACAGGTACATTACCACCACTAANATTNGTAGAGATAAGCATATCAGCAGCGGCCTTAAATTGAATTGATTTAGCATTACCCTCTTTGATAGATACTAATCCCTCTTTGTTAGCCTCTAACGACTTAAAGATTGATACAGATTCACCAGCTTTAGCAGCTTTCTCATCTGTTGAAAGTTTCTTAATAGCAACTCCATACTCTTTTAAAGTAGAGTTAAGGGCTTTCATTTGCTCAGCTTGGTTATCTTTTAAAGACTTCTCAAGAGAAACAATATCNTCTTTAGATGCTTTTGCCTCAATAGCCTCATTAAGTTCTGTTTGAGTCTTTTCATTAAACTCATTGTAAAGTCCTGCCATTTCCTCAGCAGACTTTTTGTTAAAATCCTCTAAGCTAATATTTTTAGCCTCAAGGAATAAATTAAATTTAGTCATCTTATTTTTATTTAGATGTTTGTAAAAAATGATTTGCGCTTATCCTCAGCGACTTGATTTTGATTCGGCTCATCATTATCAAGTGCATCGGTATCATCCTTTTGCGGCTCTAAATTTATAAGTGAATTATATTTTTGTTGTATTACTCTTAATTGATTCTCAATAGTAAATAATCTATCATCAGTCCCTTTGCCATTTTTTAAGGCATTGATAAGGCTATCCATTCTCTTGTTTAGCTTATCTAAGTAATCTAATGAGTATTGGTCCTTACCACTTACACTAAATACAGGAGTCTCAGAGTTAGCACCAAAAGTAACAGCACTACCCTCTAATAAAAATACCTCATTTAGCTCTCTTAATCCATCCTCTCTGATTTGTATCTTATCCGGTACTAACATAAACCCAATACTATGCTCGGTTATTATACCATCCTGATAATCTAAAAATGCATCCTCTCCTTTTGTGGACCTACCTAAATCACCAATACCAACTAAATGCTCATGTGTCTCCTCTAATGATTTCCATACTCCAATCTCATGCTCAAAATCATGGTATCTAAGCATCTTAATCTTTCTATTAGTTAATGATTCAGGGCCTCTCTCCTGGATAGATTTACTAAATGCACCGCCATTGATGACATCTCCATCACTATCTACATTACCAAAGCCTGACAAACCTACTTTAACACGTCTACCAGCAGTATCAATATCCTTTACCTCTAATGCTATGCTCTTGAATTGAATCATATTACAAAATTACTCATTATTTATTTAACAACTCTCTTACTTCCTCAGTTGATAATTGCTCAACTAATTTATTAGCAAGTAATGGAGATAGGCTTTTAAGTATCTCTAATGTACTATTCTTTACTCCTGATGGTTGTAGTATAGTTTCAGCCTCATCTCTACTCATGTCAAAATCTCTAACTAATAACTCCTCCTTTCCATCTGCTGAGATAGGCATATTAACAACAGTATTAATACCCTCCATTCTAATCCTATCCTTTTCAGCCTCAGTTTTCTTATCTGATTGTAATGCTTCTACCTCACTAAAATCTTGTCTCATCCTATAATCACCAATAGGATAATGATTCTTAGCGATAAAGTTAGTATGAGCTGCTGCAATCTTCTCTGATAATGGTATAACAGCATTAGTGTATAGTGCTTTCTCTGCCTCTTTACGGTTGTTAAAAGTCTTATTAGCTGGATCATTAAATAAGCTACTATCTAATCCAAATACATTACAGATAGCTCTTAAATTAACTACTCCTTTCTGTACTAATTGTAGGTCTGCACTACTCATAGCCATCTGAATATAGTTAAGGTCTTTATTAGTTACCTTAATCTTACCGAAATTACCAGTACCAGCAGTATCATTATCCCATGCTCTCTGAACCATTGCACTCTCATCAGGTGTCATTGGTCGATTACTTCTATCTGTAATAAGTCCAACAGCTCCTCTATTCTGTAACAGATTAGCATCAGCATCCCATCTATCATTACCAACTTTAACAGCAGCTCTTGCAACTTGTATAGCTGATAGCCCTAATAAACTATCATCAACATTTGTATAACCAGGATTAAAGAATTTAACGTGTTCTAATTCATCCCTTTGATACACCCTTTGATTAGTACCTAACTCAAATTTGTATTGAATATTAGGCATGAAGAAATTATTATTAGAGGCAGATGGACACACATAAGGAGATGGTAATATATCAACCTCTGCTATCATATTAGAGTTGAACGTACTCTCTGAAATCATGTAACTATTACCTGATGCAAGTAAATAGATTAACATTTGTTCCTCAATATCATCCCATGTATATCCCTTAGATGCATTAGGATTAGCCATTAAATCATGTATGGTTGTATCATCTTGTTCCTCCCATCCCTCAGATGTTTTCTTTTCAACTATCCAAGGCACACTTTTAGAGGTATCAACAATCTTAGTTATAACAGAATATACATCTAAATTCTCCTCATAACCTTTCTGAATTAACTTATCTGATTGCTTACCTATCTTATTTGTTTTGAATGAGCCAAATAACCTCATTATCTGCTCTCTGTCATGGGTAGTTAATCCCAATTTACCTTGTACCCAACTTTGAAAACCCATACTTATAGATATATTCTACAAAATTACTAAATAAATGTTAACCAAAATACATACCTACATAATCCAACTCCTCAAATGCATACCTAAGAGGATCAATTAAATGGTTATAAGCATCTACTGGTGTCTCAGACTTCTTATCATGCCAACAGTAATTAGTCATCTCTAACTTCATATTAGGGCTATCCTTATCAACTACAATGG